GATAGTCTTTTTATTTGATATCCTAAATAAGATTCTTTTTCTCTTAATAAATGATATTTATCAGTCATTATGAAATAGTTGATATTGTTTCTCCTCATGCCTACTTTCCCCCTTTAAAAAGATTTTCTTTTTCATAAGGTGCTATATCATTTAAGTGAACTTTAGCCTCTTCTAAAGCTGTATAAAGTTCTAGCTGTGACGATATTCCCTCTTCTTTTAATTGTTCGTCTGTGTATTCGTCCCACTCTGAATTATAGAATATTTCAGATGCCATAAGAGATTGAGTCTCTCCTAGTAAACGAATAACTTCTTTAATTGATAATTTCATATCTGCCTCCTCAAGCGTTTATGATTGTGATTATTTGACTCCCTTAACTTACACACAAAACAAGCTGACACAATGAAATATTTACATTTATATATATTGATAGTCTTAGAGGCGAGGCGCAAGTATTATAAAGTATTAATTAACGTGATCCAGGATAAGTGCAGCTATAATTGAAGTTAAAAGGGACGGACGGAATGAATTGGCTTTTATTATTTATAATGTGTTCAGAGGTGGGGACGGCTCATTCTATTATATACGCACCCCCCCCCATACCTTGCGATGCTGAGGACGAGGGGCATATATGTTACCCCCCGTACATATTTCTCAGCAAAATATCGCCCCCCTTAAATTTCACAATATCAAGAATTACCTATTTCATCTAATGATATTTCTATCCTATATTCTTAGCAATTTGAAAGACGCACACAGAAAAAAATCACCAAAGGAAATGGAGAAATCTGCCGTCAGTAAAGCAGTGAAGAACTTGCATGACAACAAATACTATGCAAACTTCTTATCAACACTAGAGATCGACACCAGTCAAAAGGTTCGATTTACAGACGACAAAAAAGATGCTTTCTTAAAGACAATGGTTGATTGCCACGGATTTCCGTCCATAGCAGCGAATAAGATGGGGTTCTATTACGGCAGCATTCAACACGCAATGAAGAACGATCCTCAGTTTGCACAAGCTGTGGATGTTCTGCGTAAGTCCTTTAATCAAGAGCGTTTAGACGGATTAGAGAAACTATCGTATGAACAGGCTTCAGAGGCAAAAAACACAGCAGAGCGTATCTTTCAGTTAAAAGCGTTAGATCCACATAAGTACAGGGACAGGATGCAAAACAATAATACGCAAGTAAATGTCATGGTTGCAGGAATTACACCAAAAGACCGTAGTAAGATGATAAAGAACATAAAATGAAGTATTATCCGTATGCCGTAGACAGCAAAGGTAACATTCAATATTTATCACCTAGAGACTTCTTACTTGACATATTACGGAGTTTATACGGATTAGATAAAGTAGATTCTAAGGAAATTGTGGACACAGCGATAAAGATCTTTGATTTGGAATCAGATGGTAGCTTACCAATAGATTGGAAAGAGTTATATAAGAATACAGCATGAATGACGATATATTAATTACATATAAGTATCCAGATGGGACTCCAACTGATCCTCTGCCACATCAGCAGGAATATCATTTATATACAGGTTGGAGCAAGCATCATTTGCTTGCAGGCAGTTTAGGTACAGGAAAGACCGAGGCCATGTGCATGGAAGCTATCCAACAAAGTGCAGCGTATGAGAATAACTTAGGACTTATGGGACGAAAAGTATTAGATGCGTTCAAAAAATCGACATTGATTCAACTCCTGGACTTAGCAGGTGGTTTTGTTTCCAAGCACAGGTCTCAAGATAGAGAGATCATCTTTAAGAATGGTTCAAGAATTGTGTATATGGCCTTAGATGACTCTAGGGACTCGATACAGCGTATTAAGTCGATGAATCTAGGGTGGTATGCTTTTGACCAGTTAGAAGAGGTTTCTGAGCAGACCTTTATTGCTGCGGCAGGTCAGTTGAGAAAGAAAGGTGTCATGCGTTGCAGTTTTCATACTTGCAACCCTGCAGGACATGATTGGGTATGGAAGAAATTCAAACAACATAAAGAAAAGCAGAATAAGACAAAAGGTGACTATAGACTGATAGAAACTCGTACTTGGACACCTGATGTACCTCCACCTGAAACAGACGAAGAAGTTAAAGTTTATAGCGATAACCCACACCTCCCTGCAGACTACATCAAACATTTACTCTCCATGCCTCCAATGTGGGTTAATCGCTATGTATATTGCAGTTGGGACGATTTTGCAGGTTTGGTCTATCCGATGTTTGACGAAAAGGTTCATGTGATAAAACCCTTTGAAATGCCCAAGTGGTGGAATAGATATGTGGTTTACGACTATGGTTATAAAAATCCGACCTGCATTTTATTTGCAGCGGTAGATGACGAGAAGAATATCTATGTATATGATATAATTTATGGTGATGAGATGCGTATAGACGAGATAGTGCCGATGGTAGAAGATAGATTAGAGACTGGTATAGACTATGAGTTTATCGCAGATCCATCTATCAACAGGACGGAGAGGGACGGTTATTCTATTGCCGATGAGTGGGAAGAGTATGGCATCCAGTGGGAAAGAGCTAATAACGACAAAAGAGCAGGATTTGACAGGGTAGCACGCTACTTAACAACCGATAAGAACGGACATTGTCAATTAAAGTTCTTTGATGTCAGGAATATGGGATTCTTATTGGATGAGATGATGGATTACAAATGGAAAGAATTAAAACACGGGCATAGTGAAAAAAGCGCACCAGAAGAGCCTGTGAAGAAAAATGACCACGCTATGGACTGTGTCAGGTATCTAGTTCATGCTGTTGAAGGTGCGAATAAACCAAAACGCAGGGATTCGTACAGAACCCCTAGTTTCTTTAGACAAGCAACAAGTTGGATGGGTACATGAGCGATTTAGCATATTTACACGAAGTTTTTCAAGCAATGCAGAGTAGTAACAAGAAGTTTATGAAGTCTGCAAGAGAATCTATGTATTTTTACACGGGTGGGTACGGAACTGGACAATGGGATCATGCCGACATTTCCAAATTAAGATCTGAAGGTCGTCCTCCTCTTCAGCTTAATATTATTCTTCCGAAGGTCAATCTAGTGACAGGAATTGAACGGCAGGGCAGAACATCGTACCGTGCCAGACCCGTAGAAATGAATGATGATAATGAAGCTAAGTTAATTACTTCTTTATTATATCACCTAGATAAAAGTCAATCTTTACACAATGTTTTCAGTCGTGTATTCAAGGACGGTGTGATTACAGGTAGAGGATGGGTGGATATGTCCGTAGAACCAGGTGAATACTTTGATAGTAAGATAAGTATTCGTAGAGAGTCATGGGCTAATGTACTGATGGATCCCGAAGCGACAACTCCCGATTGTGAGCAGTGGGGTAGATTAGCTCGTACTAAGTTATTATCTATCACTCAAGCCAAGAATATGTTCCCAGATGCGCTTAAAGACATCAAAAAAGCTGAAGATATACAAGAATCCCTTATGGGTGAAGAAACGCTGTTAGGTATGCAAATGGGCAATAAATACAAGAATGTAGACCCTAACTATGGTTTTAAGAGCATGGAAGCCTATAATATGGATGCACATCAGAAGAAGATCCGTATTGTAGAGCTATGGGA